TTCTTAGTTTTTTAGTTATTGAACGATACGATTGAATATAATCAAAGCCGTACTTTAAAGCTACGTCCTGACCTACCCCACCCACAACTACAAAGTTAGCTTTCTTTAGAAACTTTAATGAAGTAGGTGCGCCTAAGTCAAAGAAGTTTGTGTAGTACCTGAGTCTGTATGTAGCTGCGTTGTCTGTAAATCCAAAGTACTTACCTATGTAACCTTCTTTACCTACAAACAGATCACCTGTGTAGGTAACGTGTAACGATGAAGGTTCAATACCATCCCAAATGGTTACTCGTGCTGCTCCGTTCTCTAGTCTACCTCTCAGATCAAAACAATAAACATACTTAGATGTTGGCAGTGTTAACAAATAAAAAGCATCTTTAGGATAGTAAGCAGCTTTAATCTTTTCTTTGTTGGTTTCTGACTCTACAAAAGATACCAGCTCATCTCTAACATTAAACGATACATCATTGATAGGTGCTGACTTTTCTTGGATAACTCGTGACAGACTTCTTACACCAGACTCAGACAAGAACATAACGTCTGTACCTGTGTTAACAATACTGTCTCTAGCAATACAACCGATGTTAGCAACTAAATCAGACAATACCAGTGTAGTTACATCAATAGGATTAGCGTAGATAGCAATGTTTCTTTTACCAAATATAACTAAGAAACCGTTGTGCGGTGCAATACCTACTATCTCATCTCCGTTAGGAAAGACATCAACCAATGACAAGTAGCCTGAGTCACCTGTTGCTAAGTTAGTACCATCGAGTAAAGCACTGAAATATAGTGTTTGTTTATCGTTAGCAACATCAGCCCACCATGTTCTACCGTAAGCACCTATAACTATGTTAGGTTTAAAGTCACTAGCAGAAGCATAAGTACTAGGTACTGTACCAGCGTCACTGAGTAAATTGAAACCATAAGCACCTGTATGTGCATGATCTGCTCCAAGCTGATGATAGACTAAAGGAAGGTGTCCGGCTTGTGCTAAGTAAGCATGAGGTTTAGCAGTTGGTCCTTCACCAAATACAATACTAGCACCCATCCATTCGTTAGCTGTAATAGTGTAAGCAGTTGTACCTGTGCCTGCTGCGTCAGCTACTGTACCATCAACAGCAGTAACTAACGTAGAAGAACCACCTGCTCGTGTAAATAATTTATTGTTACCACCTGCAAACGTGACATCAGGGTTAGGAAGGTTGTACAAGAACTCTACTTTGTTAGAAGCTAAGTCAGTATTTAAAGCAGTGTTTACTTTAGTCCATCCACGTCTGGCTCCAATCCTACCAAACTTATCAATCACACAGTTGTAGGCTTCTAGTGCATACCCAGATGAAAGATCAACACTACTCTCTTGGGTGTTAACGCCAAGAAAGCCTGGTGCTGATATCGAAGAAGACTGTAGTTGACCTGACATTATACTGCTGCCCAGATGTATTGATCGTTCTGTCTGCTCTCTGCCATAGCAATATGATCTGATAAAGACATATCAGCCAGTGCGCTGGCTTCTTGTGATGATATACCACCATCTTCACCACGCTCTGCTACAGCCATTGCATACGCATATTTAAGTACAGGCTCAGTAGGAACAAACAATGTTGTTGAAGCGTCTGTTAGTGTTGGTTGTGGTTTATATAGATTGAAGAATATAGTTTGAATGTTATCAGGAATAGGATATAAATCTACTTGAGTATCACCGTTAGCATCTACACCGTTAAAGTTGTAATAAACAGGTTCTCCTTTTTGTGGTGTACCGTTTAATAACAACTGATTCATTTGACTAGAAGTCTTAGGTTCTAAGAAATAATCTTCTTCAGAATGGACAACATCCATAACTCTAAATCGTTGACCAGAACTTGTAAGAACATAGTTAAACAAGTCAGGAGCTGTTGTAACTGTAAGTGTTTCTGTCAATACGTTCCACTGAAAAGAATCTTCTACAAGTCTCTTAGCGTCATTGACAAACGTACCTATTAGTTTAGAGTAAGGCGTATCTGTCGGAGCAGTTACTTCAGCCTCTCTAAGCCTGACCAATACATTGTTTACAAGTTCTAAATAATTCATCAGTATGCTTTCTTCTTGGTTTTACGCATGGCTTTCTGCAGACACTTACCCGCAGCTTTACACTTCTTAGGGTAGGGACAAGTAGGGCAGGTCTTAAAAGCTGGCATTGTTATCCTTAGTTATGGAATTGTGTTGTGATTGAAGGTGCTAAATTCATGCTGACCATGTAAGTGATTGTACTGCTTGTGCCACTATTCTTTACTCTTAGTATGTCGTTTTCTTTTAAATCTATCTGTAAGTTATTTAGCAATAAATACTCACCGTTAGTAGACTGTAATGTTTTAGCGTGAGCTAGTGGGTACTCTATTGTTGTAGCACTATCGTACCAATACAAGTCAGCGTCTTCGTTACCAGAACTGGCTAAGATATAAATCATATGTATCTCAGCAGTGTTCTTTGCTGGTACAGTGTACATATCAACCTTTGCGCTATCGTTTGTTCTTGTTTTTACGGCTGTTACGTTTCTTGCCATGAATTAATCTCTCTATTGAGTTGACAAAGCCTGTCCATATTTCTTGAGGGCTGGGTAATAACCAACCCAGTACCAATAACAATAAATACCACATGGGTACGTTAGTGTTATTCTGCACTAGACTGTCTACCTTTGATGTGTTAATGCTGGTGTCATTTTCCTTCTGACTTACATTAACATTCTCACCTTCTATCTTGGTGTTCTGCTGATTAGCAACTACTTGTTGTGTGTTCTCTTTTCCTACTTGAGCATTAGCATTAACATTAGTACCTGACTTACCTGGCATAACCGCTTTAACTAGTCCTAGTGCAGTACATCCTTGTATAAGTATTATACCACAAATAAGCAATAAAGTCAAGCGTTTAATTACAATCTCCTAAAGACAATATCTACTAACCAACCCATGCTGGCACCCAGGATCAGCAACAGAACACCAGCACCTCTCCACTTAGTCACTACGTCAGACATACACTTAACGTCTATGCGTAGCTCTTCCATCTGTCTTTGCAAGGACTCTACTTGAGCTTCTAGTCTACCTAGTTGTTTGTTGTGATCGTCCATGCGTTATGCTGCCTCCGGTGTGTTACCTGCTGCTATCCACTCAAGGTATTCTTGGTAGTCTGTGTTGGCTGGGTCGAAGGGGATGAAAGCGTTGTCGTCTATACGTTTAACCATCTTTATTTCGACAGTTATGGGATTTTTTATTAGTTTGTACATGTTTTATAGCTCCGATGCTGCTTGCCACGTGAAGGGAATTGATCCGGAATCATTGGAGGCTTGATACCAATAATTTATTAAATCACCACTAGCAGAAACAGACCTACTATTTGTAATAGTTGATGCAGCACGCTTAGTGACTTTGAAACCCCACTGTGTATATATACCCCCAGTGCCTAGTGCGGTTGCTGTTACCCCCCCGCCTACTTCGTAGTACCTCTGACACAACTGCAACTCAGTACCATACTGTCTATGCTCAAACTCAGTGGCTGATGATCCAGCTTCTAGTTGTACTCCTGTGATGTAGAAGGTGGCTCCTGATGTACCGACTACTGATGTTGCGCCTGTGGCTGTAAAATAAGTAGAACCTGACCAAGAACCAGCAGTTCCACTATAAGTTGAACCTGATCCAAAACCTAAACGAACTCCTATACCTCTACCATTTGTTGTTAACCAAGTCCCGGTTGTATCACCTGCAATTGTTATACTTTTCTTTTCCCAAGTGTTAACTGATGAAATAGAATAGGTAAATGGATAACTCCTAGAACTATCAGAGTTATTAAACGCTCCTCCAAATGTTCCTGTTAAACTTGAACGAACCCAAAAAGATAAAGTAACAGCCTTAGCGTTAGATGTTCCCCAATTTAAATCATCTACGTTTGAGCCTTCAATATATTGTGTAAGAGTACAGAACTCTCCGCTTGCTAAAGTATAAGCAGATAAAGAAGTTATTCCAAGATATTTAGAAAAACCTTCAGGCGGTGTTACTGAACCAGCATTTTGCTGTAAAGAAAACTTCGATGCTACGTTAATAGAAGCAGCCCACCTATCTAGAGCATAGACCCCTCCGGTAGGAGTAATACTAGCCCCAGCGTTTCTCTGGTCAATCATCATGTTGCCATTAATTATTCTATTCTTACCTACTACGTTAGATGTATTAGGCGTAACAGAGTTGATGGTTGCCGTGTTACCTGCGCTGGCATCAGTGATTGCGTTGACTGCTATTGAACTCATGGCTTTGGATACTCCTCTTTAACTGCTTGGATCTGTGCAGCCATGTCATCAGGAAACACACCAGCGTGATACAGTGCGTCTAACTGGTCACCTATTGCTGGATACTTAGTAACACGACTACGAGCATACTGCTTTGCATCATACTCAGCTTGTAGTCTAATTACTTCAGCGTCTATCTCTGCGTCAGTTGGTTGGCTTTGTACTGAATCTAGCCAATTAATAGTGTTTCCAACCATGTGAAAATCAGCATTAGGGCGTAAAGAAAGCAATGCTGTTGGTTTATCTATAATCATTATCCAGCGATCTCCAATAGTGTCATTCTACTTGTACCACCGTTATAGTTTAGTCTGCTGCCAGTACCGGCTTGATGACTTACTTGCAAAACATAAGTAAGAGTTGCTGTTGTAGCAGGTGAATCTAACCAATTTATTGGTAAATTTATGCTCGACAAAATACCACTCCCACCATAGTCGTATGTTTGTGCAGTAGATGCTAAACTTGCAGTTGCTCCTACTGCTCGATAAAGTCTAAATAAAGCGTGAGCAGAAGTCCCTGAACTTAGATACCACATCATTGCTACGTCTGCTGCTACAAAAATTTTATTGCTTGTGCTAGATGGAGTAATAACTCCACTAAAAGAAGATGTAGAAGTGTAAGCACCTGATGTAAAAGTTTCTTGTGTAATTGATTGAGTTTGAACAACCTGCAACACTTTACCAAGAGATCCATTAATCATTGTCTCAGTAACTGTTGATGTATCACCTGTGGTAACTACATTTCCTGTGACATCAGGCAGCGTCAGAGTCCTATTCGTGTTGCTATTAGGGGCTGCAATGGTAAAGTCACCTGTGCCACTGGCGTTACCCGTAATAACAACTTTACTCATGGCTTTGGATTCTCCGTTTTAATTGTTGCAATAGCGTCTTGCCACGTTGTTGTACCATTGACACCATCCCAGTACTGCATATCTAACTGCTCCTGCATTGATGGATAAGCCGATGCTCTGTCTCTTGCATACTGCTTTGCATCATACTCAGCTTGTAGTCTAATTACTTCAGCGTCTATCTCTGCGTCAGTCGGTTGTGTTTGAACTGTGTCGTACCAAGTTAATTTGTCAGAACCAACAAGACTAAATTCAGCATTAGGACGTAAAGACATAATTGCATGGGCTTTGTCTGTCATTGTGCAATCTCCATAGCAATCAAATTAGATGTTGTATACATAGTGTAAGTATTAGCATGATCAAGTGTAATCGGTCTATTAATATAAAGAGAACCTCCTCCAGGCGTATAATGATGTCTGGCTTGAATACTGTAAGTAATTTGACTTGTAGTTGAAGGAGCATCTAAAAGACTACCTCCACCACTTTGAACAATATAGCTGTAACCTCCTTCACTGTTATTCATACCCAGTTGAAAACTAACTAATTCAGCAGTACCTACGCCAGTTGCAGTACTTATAGCTACAGGAGTTGAATCTCTATAAAATCTAAAAGAATAATACCTAGCAGATGCTTGTGCGTTTATATTAGCAATTAACAGTATTTTGCTTGAAGCAGAAGTAGGAGTTATATTTAAAGATAAATCATTTAGCGCATTATAAGACGTTAATGAATACACTTGAGGCTCAGTTGCTATAGTAGTAACAACTTGCAACACACTACCTGCTGGCAATGCACCGGATGTAACAGCACCAGAAGCTAAGTCAGCAGCAGTAATTATTCCGTCTTGTACAAGGCTTACACCTGTTGTTCCATTGAGTTCGAGAGCCATTTAAACCACCACCCATCTTGATCCACTAGGGACAGTTACTGATACACCACTATTAACTGTTATAGGCCCAGCAGTAAGCGCATTGTTTCCAGTAGCCACGGTATAGTTAGTTGCTATTGTTGTCGGATTTTCAAACAACGCTCCAGTAACAACTCCACTAGGGGCAATAACTTTATCGTCAGCTTGTGCGTATACAGCTTTTTCCGCTGGGTAAGTACAAAATACGACTTTATCTCC